TGCAGCTGGAGCGTCTCGGTATCAAAGGCAATGGAATGGGCAGTCGAGATCTCATCGAGATGCTCGACGCCATACAAAATTTTGTAGTCAGACATTGGTGGTGTCAGTTTTAGTTGGGTTGATCAGAGGTCGAGGTAATCAGGCACCTCTTCCATCTGGTACTCAGGCAGCGCTTCAGCCTCGAACTCCGACTCATGGCGCCCGTCCGAAGCGTACCAGCCGCTGTCATCCATACGCCAACCGGCTTCAATGCGCTTCTGCGCTTTCCAGTTGAACCATTCTTCGTGCTCAGGCAGGGGGTAGCCCAGCTCGCATTCCCAGTCAATGTCCGTAAAGCCGTTAGGGGTGTACCAGCCGCCCTCATCAGGCTCCCAGCCTTCAGCAGCACGGGCATCACTAATGCGGTCCATCTCGGCCATAGCTGCATCAACTTGTGATGCAATTTTGCCGTAGTTTTCCCACTGTGCAGCGCGTTTCATGTTGTGTTCGTCTAGCTCCGCTTGCATATAGGCAGGAGCCGTCTTCATCTTAATGTGATCGAGTGGGTGGGTAGACATGATCATGAAAGAGGGTCGTTAAATGGGTCAAGTTCAAATTCGGAGATCAGCCGGTTCAAGTACCACTGAGCTTTGCGTAGGTCTTCGGCGCCACCCTTTTGGCGGTAACGCCAGAGATACTTTATGTTGTTGCCACGCAGATACCCAAGAAATTCATCTTGCGTCATCTGCGCTTTGATGGCGTCGATGCACTCAATGTCACCGCTTTGGTAATGAGCGGGATTGATTGCGCTACTCATCATCAAACTCAATAGGTGGGATAACAACCCAGTCATCGATCCAGGCGAGCATCTGCTCTACCTGCTCTTGCGTTGGAGCGTTGGTGTGATCGATCGGGTCGTCCCAGAGTAAGACGCCTTTACAAGCAGCAGTAGCGAACTCAGGTGGGTCGTACAGCGTTGCCGGAGCAACCTGCACCGCATCTTCGACATAAGCCTGAACCTCGACGAGGTCAGACCCCTTGGAATAACTGAAAGAGATGAGCTGAGGCATGGGTGGCGCCTTTGACTACTCGATTACAGTAGCACCTATGCTTCGAGGTAGGAAGTGATGACCGGGAAGATGGCCGAATCGTAATGACTGATCACACTGGCATCGATGCCCGATTCCAGCGCAAGCTCGATGTCGCGCTCTAACCGACAAAAATCCTCTGGATCGTCCGCATAGATGTCTTCGCAGATCCTTACCGCCTGCCCATCGAAGTCATAAGCGGTGTAGCGGACAATCGCTAAATAGCCCGGATCCCGATTAAGGGTGTAGTAGGTGATGGTCGATAGCTGTTCCATTGAGCCGCCTGGACCGTCACCAGTCTGGCCACTCCTGAGAAAGTTGAACATAATAGGACAGTAAGTAGCGCTCGGACCATGCAAGTGAAGCGTGAATTTGTCTACGAGCGCTTCAAGCGCGACATTTACGGGGTAGAGGATGTAAAGAAACTTCAGGAAATTGCCTGCAAGTTTTTACACCTCTACCTAGCTCAGCAAGAAGCTGTCGAATCTTTAATCAACCAGAAATGGTTACCCAAAGCAGACGACAAAACAGCTCAATAGTCCCCTTTCCGCTGCTTGCGGGCTCGAATCAACTTCCCAGTCTCATCAAAGCATTCGCGGCGAATTTCGTATGGAATAGCCCTCAGTATTTGGTGCAAACGAAACTGCAAATACTGATCGTTGTCATCAGCTGGAGCGCCAGTAAGTTCTGCTGTACTCAGGCCATTACTGATTGCGCTGACGAGCCACGCCCCGAAGGTGGGTGACTCAAGCAAATCTCGGAGCAGGATTTTTTCTGAAGCGTCAAGAACCTTGTCAGGCAGTGCGTTTTGAGTCGCGGTTGTCATTACTTAAAAAAGCTTAAGTTGTGCCGGTGGCCCGGTATCAGGGAGGCTAGCTGAGTCCTCCCTGGTCCGAGCAAAACGAGTCTTGCCCTGGCGGTCCCGTATGGCAAGGGATTCCCAGAAGACGTACCAGGCGGGGTCTTCGCTTTCGTCGTTTTCGTCGTTTTCCACAACCTCACGGGAAACCAAGTCCGCCGCCAGACCAGGAGGCCGGATGGAGCGGAAGTAGGAAGCCCACTCCCTAGCCGCCTGTCGGGCAGCTAGGGAATCGGGATTAGGGAACTTGTCGTGGGTCAGTCCCACTGCTTCCAACCTTCTTCGAGCATCAGGTCTAGCTCCTCTTTGGTGCGGTCGCCGTCATCGTCCCTCGCGCGGGGATATTGATCTGAGTGTCCACCTGGGGCAGATCCCGCTCCAGCACTGGGTTTAGCAGGTGGACACCCCCCTGTTTTCGACCCAAAGTGTCCACCTGGTTGGTCGGAGCAGGTGGACACATCATCCAAATTTGGGGAGTGTCCACCTGGTTGTCCACCTGCAAAACCCGCACCAGCACTAGCTTTCGTCCCAGGTGGACACATATCACCATCCTCCCCGCACGCGAGGACTGCTCTGTAGTGCTGGATCGGACTACCTCCTCCCTTTTTCGGGGTCGTCATCACCACCTCAATCAACCCCCTCTTCACAAGGCGCTGGAGCGACTTCTGGATTGCGGCGACCTTGCCACCCACGATTGGATCGGAGTTGAGGTCCGTCCGAGAGAAAGTGCGGGGGTATCCAACCCGCAACCGCTGCAGAACTCGATCAGTGATTCCACTGGGAGCAGCGTTGGTTGGATCGACCTCAGGGGTGAAGTCAGCGATGGAGAAGCTGAGGTCATCTTCCTGGCGCATGATCAGCGACGTCCCAGAGCGCCCAGCACGGCTCTTCTCGATCGTGATGACCCGAGAGTGCGCTGGAGCGGTTCCCTTCTCCACCTGGTCCTTAGAGGGCTTCTTCAGCGCCCAGGTCTCATCCACAGCGTCACGAATAGCGGAGGTGCCCCTAAAGCCGCCCTGCTTGTTGGCGTGATGAACGATGAGGATCGTGGCCGCAGGGAACAGCACGCCGTTATTCCTGGTGAGCCAGTAGAGGGGCGTCGCAAAGTCGGATTTGTTCTCATCAAAAGCTCGACCACCGGAGCAACCGATGAGCGAGTCAATGACAACCAGAGCGGGCTTGACGTCGCGCATCATCTTGATGAACTGCGCGTACCGCTGGAGCGACCAGTCCGTAAGGATCTTGGTTCGATCGTCCAGGGGGTACTCCACCTCCTCCAGCTGCTCTTTGAGCTGAATCAGGGGCTGATCACCATTCAGCAGCAGAACAGGTCCCTGCTTGACCGGCATGTGCTTTCCACGCACAACAAATGGCTGGCCCGTCGCAATGTGCTTAGCGAGCGTCCAAGCGGACATGGACTTGCCATCACCGCCAGCGCCATAGATCAGGACAACCGAGGGATGGGGGAGAACATCGGGGATGAGGTAATCCCGCTTGTCATCCATCTCTGCAAATTTCTGGGCATCCATAAGCCCAGTGGCCCCCTCGAACTGAATCTGATCAACGATGAGCTTCTCAAGTGCAAGCTGATCTCGATAACCCGCCTGGAGCGCGAGGTTATTGAGGTTGAAGTTCATTTCTGCCGGGTTGTCCATTTCGAGATAGGACTTGGCCTTCTCGATGACTTCCCCAAACGAAAGAGTTGCGCGTGCATAGAAGATCGGTTTCGCTTCGATCTCGTCCACCAGTGATGTAAGACCGTCCCTCTGAAATCGGGCCCTCTCTGGGTCGTAATGATCCGCGAGCTTGACGAGCGAACCAAAGCCAAGCCCACCATTGGACTTAAACCCCGCATTCCAGCGCTCAAGGCAGGGATCCTTACCGTCCGCCCAGTCATCGCTGTACTCGTCATCCTGGAGCGACCACTGCCTCCAGAGGTTGAGGCCCTCATCGGTGGGCAGCTCGGAGTGGAGCATGGCTCCGATACGCCACCAAAGGTCTTCTGAGCCGCGACCCTGAGGCTGGATAACGGAGAGACAAGATTCCGCGATGGTGATCTTCTCTTCCTTGGAGCGCATGGAATAGCGCCCATCTTTGGCCTGCTTAGAGGCGGTTTTGCTGTTCTTCTCCTTGAAGGATTCCTGCATCCGCGCCAGAAGCCACCCAGGAGCCTCTGGAACAGCGTTGAGATCACCTTCAAGGGTGTATGCCCCTCCCTTGGGATAAGCGCCTCCTACGAGCCCTTGACGTCCCCACAGAACTTCCCAGCCTTCACCGCTGGCGGCCAAGCTGATGTCCGACACACCCGTCCAAAGTTCCGCTGGAACGTTGAACAGGAACTTGGCGGCAGCCTTTTTAGGTGACTTAATCCGAGGCGCTTTTTCAAGATCAGCACCCCACTTCTTCATGACAGCGCCGAGGTTGGCGTCAACGTCAAGAATTACGAGGCCCTTACTGCGGGGTCCAGTGAACACTCCAATTGCCTGGAACGTCTCAGGGGAGCGTTCGATGTAGAGGGCAGCAGCTTCAGGGGAGAGGTCGTCATGGTGAGCGCGACCAAGGGGGTTTTTGCCACAGGCTTCACCACCATTAGGCATGGTGACGCCTTTCGCATAAATGGGAGCGCAAGCCCAGTGGGAGGGCAGTGAACGCGCAAACCCAACCAATTTGTCCATTTGATAGACTCCTACAGGAATGTTTAGACAGCGCCTCAGGCCCTACCGCCTGGGGCGTTTTTAATGGTACGGAGGTTGGCAACCCCCTCTGTTGTGCTACTGTGATCGAGCACAGGGCAGTCTTAGCCCACAGCAACCTGCATCAATGCCATTCATCCCAAGCAAATTCCAGAGCGCTATGTCGGGGGGATCCGGCGGTGGCGGATACCTGAACCCAAGCAAAATCCAGAGCGGTAGCAGCGTCCGTTTCGCACTGCTCAGCGAAGAGCCACTGTGCTTCTACGAGTGCTGGGGCGAGGCTACTGACGGGAGCGTGCGTCCTTTCCGTTTTGCGGATGATCCGAGCCCTGCAGATATCGAGCAAGAGATGGGCCCGGACTACAACCGGCGCCTGAACCGAGACGGCACTGCACCTGAGGCGGTGAAGTTTGCCATCGCCGTGCCGGTCTACAACCATGAGACTGGTTCGGTGCAGGTTCTGAGCATCACGCAGAAGTCAATCCAGCGTGAGTTCGACCAGGTTTCACAGATCGAGGACTACGAAGACCTGCTGACCTGGGACTTTGTGTTGGGCAAGGAAGGCACTGGCCTGTCTACGGAGTACAGCTTGCGCCCTGTGCCCCGCAAAGCAGCAGCGCAGAAGGCTATTGATCAAGCCTGGACCGTTGCACAGGAGGAGGGATTCGACATCAACCGCCTGCTGGTTGGCGGGAACCCATTCAAGGGTGAGTGATTAGTTAATCGAAGGGCTAGGGGGTGCCCCGCTACGGCGGGGCTTTTTCATGCACAAAAAATCCGGGTTGACGAGACCCGGACTAAAAAACGCGATTCGAAATTCTGACGACAGTGTCTTAGCTGGATGAGACTCGATAGATGTAATCATCACAGGACCATCCGGTCCAGACTCCTGTCAAGACAAGGCGATAGGCACAACCTCTTGCCCGAGGTACGAAAGAACCCCTCTAGTGTCGCACAGTATTAAAGGGTTGGAACGCTGTCTCCGGCTCTCGCGCCTAGAAACTCACCGCTAGCGTTCCGGGTAGCGGACGATCGATACATTCCGAAAAAGGTATCGCCATGAAAGCTAACGCTCCTGAGCCAACAGACAAGGCTCTCCAAGAACTATGGAACGATCTGTATTGGGAGCCTGGAGCATCCAGCACCCCAATGATCTACAGGTTTGCGCGTGCTGTGCTGGAGCGTTGGGGGCCACAATCAGAGAATGCAAAACCTCGATGAATCCCTGGATCGTCTCTACCGGGGCCAGACGAATGTTGCTCACGAAGCTGAACGCCTTGAGATGCCCTTAGCAGAGCTAAAGAGCCGGTTTAAGGAGCACGCTTCTGGCCATTCATTAGCACCTGATACCTGGAGCGATGACTTAGAGCCCGGCTGGCCCTGGGCATAAGAGCTATTTAGGTGTATATTTAGATGGGAAAGAGTATTTACGTATGCCTGGAGCGGAAGACATCAAAGCCATGAATGCCCGGGTGGAACGTCTCGAAGAGCTATACGTCCAAGATGGCCGCGATAAACCAGATCATCCCTGGCACGGCCACTACACCGGCCTCTATTTGAAATACAACAATGCAGAAGCAACCCCCGGCAACTGAAATCATCAACGAACCTGACGGGATGGTACGTCTTATTGTCGGAGACCAGTTCGGCTGGGTAAGCTCACACCATCTAGTCCCAACTAAAGAGTGTCAGCTAATCAAAGCTTGGAAGAAAGCGCACAACAAAAGCTAAGTAAGTTACGCAAAAGTTGCCTGGTCCGTGATGATTCTGGCTCTTTCCGCGTGTATCGGAATGACAGGGGCGATATTTTTCATTCTGTTACGCACATCCTCAAAAATACAGCACCCGAATGGCAGCAACAGGCCCTGGAACGGTGGCTGGATCGACCGAATGCTGCAGAAGACCGAGACATGGCTGCACAGCGTGGAACGCTTGCCCACAATCACGCCGAATATCTCCTCAAAACAGGAGCAAAACTAGCCCGCCAAACAGCCAACAAACGCGGCTGCTGGAAAACCTCCAAGGATGGCCTGGAACGTTGCCCTGGATCGATCACCCGCTGGGGCATCGAGAGGGCCATTCAAGGAGCACCTAGGGTGCCCTGGAGCGCTGCAGGCTACGCCAGAGGACTAAGAGCCTGGATCGCAGATAACGTTACCGCCATTCATGCGATCGAATTTTCCATTCATCACATAGGGGGTTTCGCTGGTACGTGTGATGCACTCCTGGATATTTCTGGGAAAGGACCGTACATCGTGGATTGGAAGACAAGTGTTCGCGAACGTAGCGAAGACATGCTCACCAATTACATTGATCAGCTTGGAGCGTATTCACTTGGCCTCAAAGCCCTCACCGGCATTCAGGCCCAGGGAGCTTTTGTTGTGGTGGCACGTCGGACTGGAGCGCCGCAGCTGCGCGAGCTAACGCAACTCGAATTGTTCGGTGCAGAAGCTCGCTTTGAGCAGCGTGTGGAACGTTACTTCGCTTCGCTCTTAGCAGAACAGTCAGCTAACGCAGCGAGCTGATCATGGTGAGGGAGTGCCGGTGGTTTTCATCCCGGCTGGAACGTACGAAATAACCGCCGCCAATCAACCGCGATTCAATCGGTAGGGAACGTGTTCCCCACGAGTTCAACACGTATCCGTGCCCATAGTGAAGCCTGGAGCGTTGCTCAGCTTCCCGCAAACTACGAGCGATCGTCATGCAGCGGTGGGACGTTCCGCCATTCACTAGGGTCATGAAGAACAACCGATCACATTCAAATTCGCCGTTCACAAGGTGAACACTCCTTCATCGTCAAAGTCCGAATCATCGCATTCATCTGCTGGAACGTCATCAGAATCGCCATTCATGGGCTCTCCTGGTTCTTGCCATTCGTAAGGGATGAGATACCCCATCACTGGTTGGGTTGGTTCTGTCATTAGAAGAGAGGGCGTAGTGGGCCTCAGCTAAAAGGTAAGCCCTGAAATTCCAGGGCGTCAAGTGCCTGGGGCGTTAGACGTAACCGTTTTTAGCGGATCCCTGGAGTTCTGCCTTGCGGCCATTCCAGGAGAGGATGGTATCGAGGGCTTTGATTGCCTGGCACGCATCCTTTACGTTGCCTTGCGCCACCGAAACGTTAAACATGTGCAGCGCTTGTGCCTGGAGCGAGTCCATATCAAGTGTGGGGTCTTCGCTAGCGGGACCATCGTCGCTTTCTCCAATTTCTGCAGAGGCTGCATTCACGTCCTTGTAAGCGGTGGAACGTGAGACGGGAAACCGTGCCTGCAGCATTGTGCAGGCTGTCTGCACGTTGACTCCAGATTCGAGGAGGGTTCTGGCGTAGCTGATGCGCAGCTGAACTTCCTGGGTCGTTGCCATCTGTTGCGGCTAGAACAACGGGGCTAACCTAGCACAGAACAAATGAGAAAAGCTGGAAACCTGGAATTTTCCCTGGGGTGTTGACAAGTCCCCCCTGGAACGTGTCTAATGGAGGGGTCGCCACATCCAAAGGCAACCGTGACTAACAAGCAATTTCTCATCCGTAATTACGGAATCACCGATCACAGCTGGCGCGTTCTCCGCGACTGTGAGAAGAACCTGCACAAGTGGGCAGAGGACGAGTGCAACGGACGCATTCAGTGGGACGATGAAACTGGGGAGCCTCACCTTTACCGGAAGGATAAGTGGGGCGATTACACCTGCAAAGGCCAGCCTACATTCAACCGCGAAGACTTTTACCTCGACATTGCACGCAAGCAAGCTTCACGCTACGGGCTTTCAATCTTTCACCAGTCAGACCCCCGTGGCTGCACTCTCTACGTTTATGACAAGCAAGACCTGGAACGTAGCAATTATCCGATCGAACAGTGCTACAACACCGTGGGGACAGCTATCTGCTTGTGAAGTAAAAAGCCCCCAAATGGGGGCTCAGAACGCTTCGATCATGCGGTCGATCTCGGCGTGATTGATGCCTGGATCGTTCCAATTGACGCCATCCGGTGTTGCGATGCCGCTGTCAATTTCTGTCATAATTGACAGAAACTCGGCGTAATCACCACAGGCCAGCGCTACGGAATAGAACTCGAACTCGTTTTGAATCCAGAGTGCTACATTCCACGTCTGGTAGTTTGTCCAGCCGTTGTAGGTTTCGTTAGTCATCTTTTTAAGGTGAGGGTATATCGCCCCAAGGATTAGCCCTGGGGCGTATTGATCAGGCATAGCTAGTTGGGTACTCGTTAGCGCAGCTAATCAAGTATTCGAACAAGCTGTAGAGCGATTCACGCCATGGGGCGGAATCATCGCGAGCGGCGAAGATACACAGTCCGCGATCCTGAAGAATCTGAACCCTGTCATCGATGCTCACATCTACCCAGTCCTTTTCGATTACCTCGCACTCGACTTGGCTGTGTTCATCATCGGAGATCAGCGGATAGGACTCCAGAGCCTGGATCGTTTCGATCACGTCGTCTGTGATGTATCGCAGATCGACGCAGACCCCGGAACCATTCCAGCCGTAGCCGATGTCATGCACACCCTCGTCTGAGCCGTGATTATCGAGAAAGACCCGATGATTAGCTAACCCGACTAAGCCAGTGTTGCCGTAATCGCTGAAACCGATGTAGCTAGGTACGAAGCCCAGTGATACATCACGCCAACGATTGGCAAGGCATTCAGCTAAGTGATCATCCGGCGATTGATGCCATTGATGCGAACAATCGCGTTGTGGCTCACCGTCGCGGATCAGAACCCAGTGGCCATTGCAGCCATTGAGGGCATCGATGCGACGCTGAAGCTCTGGGGAAACAGTCATTGGAAACACAGTGAGGGGTGTCCCCAGGGGGTGAACCCTGGGGCGTTACAGAATCACAGGAAGCTAGGAAGCTCGACCGGTAGAACCTCGACGCGGTACAGGTACCGGTCGGGGTCGATCCGTTGAAGCAATGCAGCAAGCCGCAATGCGTCGTCTTTGAGCCTGGGGCGACCGGATCCCGCAGGAATCCAGCCGCGTTCAGTGCCGCGATACGTGGTCACTAGGTGTCTCACGATGCGACCTCCTCAGCCTCTGATGTATCCGCCGCGATCTGCTTGAGGCCTTCGCTGACATTCTCCGCGAGGGAGTTCAGGAAAGCCCGTGCATCTTCGCGACCCTCTCTGTCGTGAGTCCACCGTCGCAAACGAACGTAGTATGAAATTTCACGTTCTAGTTGCTCGCGTGTGAAACCCGCAACGGTGACAGTATCTCCAGATTTGCTATCGCTGATGCTGACCTCCGTGGTGCGGAGATCGATCGACGACACGCTGTCAAGCGTTAGCTTGATGCTGTTCTGCTGACTGATCATCGTTTTACCTTTGGATGAGGTTGGCACGGTGCGCGGTCGAGTCGTCAGTGAGTCACAAGTGACCGACTGACTGCCACGCTGCTTTGTCTTCAGTTGTCGAGGTGCGACCGCACCGAACGTTCAGACCCCAGCAGTCAGCGGCATAGCCGCATCGTGCTGTTGAGTGGTTCGGGTTGGCTGGTGTCTTAAGGTCGCTTGGTGTGCTTCCCTTTGACTCCTTAAGTGTATCACAGAAGAGGACGGGGTGGATACCCTGGCTTAATCTTCTGTAACACTTGCTGTGAAGCTCGCGACCGGGTCGCTCCCTCCACTTCCATACTGTATCACAGATCGGGGGTCATCAGGGGGAGTGTTGCAAAACTTAACACTGCCCATGGCGTCCCTCTGAACCTACATAAAAACCCCTAAATTTCAACTACTTTATCACACAAGGGGGGTAGGGCAGCAAATCTGTCATGTGCTACACCCCGGCCCCCAAAAAATACAACACAAAATCCGTTAAATTCACCGAAGTTTGTTACGATCAAACCAAAAGGGCTCCCTGGAACGATGCCAGAAGAGGAAAAGTACGAAATTGAATACGGCCAAGGTATCAGCGACGAGGATTACCTTGACGAAACCACGATTGGTTCCCGCCGTCGTCCCTTCGGCCCCAAAAAGTGCGCTGCAGAAGTCGAAAACCGCGTCCAACGCCTGTACAAACGCCAACTCGACGGTCTGACCTGCCGCCAATTAGTCCTCGACCACGCCGACAAGGAGCAAATCGGCATCGCCACTGCCTGGCGCGACTGGAAAAAAGTCCAACAACTCAACAGCGAGGACTTTGCCCTGGAGCGTGAGAACATGGCGGGTCGTATCTTTTCGATGCGAAACCGTCTATTCCATGCTTCGATGAAGCGCGGTCAGATGTCAACTGCGGCCCAGGTATTGGATTCTTTGGCGAAGATGGTGGGTTGCGACCAAATCGAAGAAAAAGGCGACAGCGTACCCGAGATCAACATCAAAATCGAACGCGAGTAATAAGCTAGTAGTACACAACACGTCATCTGTGTGCGTAAGACCCTTGATTTAAGCCTCCGCCCTGCTCAGGGCGAAGTATTTAGTGCAAAAAACCGCTTCCGCGTCCTCGTTGCAGGCCGCCGTTTCGGCAAATCTTACTTGGCCTGCATCGAACTCCTCAAAGCAGCCCTGGGACGTCCTGGCGAGACTTATTTTTACTGCGCCCCGACTTACCGCATGGCGAAGGACATCGCCTGGAAAACCCTCAAAAAGATCATCCCTCCAACCCTGGTACGCAACAAAAACGAGACCGAACTCCGCATGGAGTTAATCAACGAGTCAACGATCGAGCTAAAAGGCACCGAGAATGCCGCCGCTCTCCGAGGCCGTTCTCTTTCCGGGGTGGTACTTGACGAGGCCGCGTTTATGGAATCGGAGGTGTG